AAATATGGTATGACACGTTTTCCGACCCTCCCCCCGTCTGAAAATCCAGCCGTGACCTCAGTCAGAACTCTAATAATATACCTTTTATCCATCTAATAATATCTCTAAAAAATCTCAATTATTTTTAACTTTCCTATTGACAAAATTTTGTCATTAGTATATAATATAATCATAAACATAATAAAAACAATCTTAAGGAGAAACTATCATGACTTACAACGCTTACAGAAAAAGACATTACAATTTATCATCTAATCAAAAAAAGAAATATGCTTTGGAAATGCAAGAGCTAGAAAACTATCTAGCTGATAGTGAATATTCTTACTCTACACATCTTGATAGTGTATATAAAGAACTTGATGATTGTATTATCCGTCTTTCTAATCACAATTCTACTTCTAACTATCATAACTTGGGAGATAACACCTCAAGACCAATCGTAGACATTCGCAAGTCCAAAAAAGATTTTATCAGCTTCCTAGAAAATGAAATGGAAAACCTAATTACAATCATTTCATATCTTGATCTTACCTACTACCGATACATTAAAGTTAAACCAGAAAGCAAAACCCTAGTATGTTACTTAAAAGGTTACAAAACAAAAAAAGTTGAATTATTTTATTAAAAACGCTTGACAAGTTCAAAATAAAGTTATATAATAATCTTACAATAACATGATAAAGAAAGGAGCTTCTTTTCACTAACCGTCTTAGACCACTTGAAAGGGGGTGAAACCTATGACAGTTTTCAAAGAAAAACCAAGTGAAGACTTGAAGAAACAACTTGAAAAACATCAAAAAATTGTAGTTGATTATCTTCGCTCTTTACCATCTATCGCTATATTTTGTGAAACCTATAGCGATCTTTCTCGCTCACGAATCCGAATGATAATGAATCAGCCAGAAAGCTTTTACTCATTATCAGTAACAAACATGCTAAATCTATGCAACCACATTGAAAAAATTAAAAATAATTAGAAAAGGAAATACTTACTATGGCAAACACATTTAATTCATTTAACATTGATGGAACATTCTCTACTACTAACAAGCAAAACCCTACAAAGAAATTTAAATCTAAGGTAAACACCAAAACCGCTTACATCACATTTGAAAAAGAATACCGTGACCTTATCGAAGAAAAAGGCTTGACGGTCTACACATCTAAAGAAGATAAAACAGACTTTATCGTTGTGAAATGTGCTAAGAAAGTCAACGTTTACAACAAAAAAGGTGAAATTATCCTTGTCCTTGATACTGAACTTGATAACGATTACGTTGTTGATAATTTCTTAGCTAACAAACCAGTCAAGCTAAACATCATTTTGGTTGAAAATGAAGAGGGCAATGACTTTTCACGCTTGAAAGCCATCTTAGTAGATGAACTTGAAGAAATTGAATTCGCTAAGGAACGCAACCCATTTGCTGAAGACTAATAAGATGATGAAATATGGTTAAAGTAATAAATCCGCTAGGCTCTGAGATTGACCGTAAAAGGCGCTCAGAGTCCGAGCGTTTACAGAGAAAAGGTCAGCAGACCTTAGAATTAGCACGTGATAGGCAATCATACATCTATAATCGTGGTCAATCAATTATTATTGAAAAAACCCATTATACAGACCTTGATATGCTCAACACTGCTATTAGAAATTTGAATAAACCATTCAATAAGTATGTATCAGACCCGCTTCATATTACTTTTCCTGCTTCTTATGTAGATATTAAATCTCTTGTAAACGGTAAGTACCTTTCAACTCTTACTGAGTTTGAACATACTCTAAATATGATTGAGCAGACCTCAGATGATAGCTACGTTTACACTCATATTTCAGTCTACATTGAGGGGCTAAAAGACAGTAACAAAGCGAGCTTTACAGAATACATCTTTAAGGACGCAAAATCTATTAGAAAACTTATGCGCAACATCATACGTTTTAATATGAAAATGCGCAACATCAAAAAATCAAAACCATATAAAATCAATAAAGTATATTACGAGGATATTATTTTACATGGATAAAGAAGAAAAAAAATATCTAGCTACTTTAAAAAAGTATAAAAAGAAATATCTTCCACCTGAATATAATCAGCTTGAATTGCTTGACCATTTATGCAATCCTGATATAGACTTTTATATCTCAATCACAAATCGTGGTGATGGTAAAAGTTTCAACTACCCGTCAGCTCTTTTATATCTAGCAGTGGTACTGGATATTAAACCGTGCTTTGTAGTACGACACTATACCCTACAATCACGTATAAAGGAACTCATAGAAGAAATATTCATCACCATCAAATGGGCTGACATCAACCAAATTTGGTACAGAAACACAGATGATTATATCCTAGTAGGTCTTGGAGACAAAGAAATGGCAATCATCACTGACTTGAATAATGCTTCTGACCTCAAATTTTCATCACAAGTATTGAAGCACTTTCCTATCATTATTTATGATGAGTTCACCGCTCTTGAAAGTGACTACATACCAAACGAGTTTGAAAAACTTCAACTAATCTACCGCTCTATTGACCGTATAGCCAATCGCCCTTATATCAAGTTTCCAAAAATTATCCTCTTAGGAAACCCTGTAAACTTTGAAAGCCCTATCTTTCCAGCTCTCAAGCTCTACAATGCTTTGGAAAATCAGCCTATCAATACTATTCAACAGTATCAAAACAAACTTTTAGAACTTAGACGGAATGACAACGTAAACGCTATGAAGAACCTCAGAGCTTTTTCAGACGAGGAGGATAGCAATGTAACTGGTCAGTTCAACTTCTCTCCTCATCAACTAATATCGGAAGCTGAGTACAACAAAATAGAGGTCAATGCTCTATCTGTTAAGATTGATATTGGTGACGGTCGGTGTTTGTATTGTATCAATAAAGATAATACCTATGTTTTATCTATTGAAAAGCTTTCAGGTACAGAGGAATACTGTATCAATCTCAAAGACGAAACAGACAAAAAGGAATACTTAACCCAAAAGTATTACAAACCCGATTTTGTAAAATACTATGAAAAAGGACTATTTCTCTTTAAAGATAGCTTTTCTAAAACATTCATCAAAAACAATGACCATCTTTTAACTATCAATCTTTTTAAATGCCTACCTACTTCTTCCCCAGTCCGCAACTCAAGCGAGGAGGTCTATAAAAAGAATAGCATGGAAAAATATATACAAAAATTAGCAGAAAGGTATGAATAGAATATCATGGATAATACTAATTTTGCTAATTTTTTAAAGTCTGTTAAATCGAAAAAAGTCCATTTGTTTATGGACATTGAAACGTTGACTATCAATAAAAAAGCAGGCAAAATTAAACCATCTATGTATCACTCTGTTACTTATTCCGTGGCTGTGGCTTTCTTTTCAAATCCATCTGATGACTTACCATATTATGCCATCTTTAACACATTCAAAGATTTTTTTGAATTTATATTCAAGCATGGTAAAAAGAAGCCTGATTATATCCTGAATTTTCACAACGGGAACAAGTATGACCACCACTTTTTGACAAGTGAGGTAGCAAGAGCCTATCCCTTGCTAAAGATTGAAAACGCTTATCTAAGAAATGCCATTCAAAATGATAACACATATTCTAAGTCCGTTCTGACTTGGCAAGAGAAAGAAGATGGAATTATCCTTGAAAAGCGTGTTAAATCATCTAACAATCTGGAGCTAGAATTATTCCTCAACAACTACCATTTTTACACGATTGACAACTATGTAAAGACCAACGCTAGTATCGCAACGATCGGAAAGAAGCTGAAAGACCATCATTTTATCACTGAAGAATACCTCAAAACCTCATTTGATTATACTAAGTATGATTTAGAGGAAGACCTTTCACCAGACCTACTTTCTGACTATGTTTCTATGGTTTTTAACCAGCTTTCAGAAAGTGAGTTAATTTATATTCGCAATGATGTGATTATACTAGCTTTATGTGTAAAGCACTACTCAACGCTATTTTTCGGTTTTGATTATAATGAAATGACTTTTACATCAAACATCAAAAAGATGTATATTGAGGATAATCCTTTGGCTCAATTCCAGCTTTTGAAGAAAGTCCGTAAGCATACCCTCAAAAATACTGATTATCATTTCCATAATTTAAACTTTTTCAACTATCTGAATAATTTCTACCGTGGTGGTCTTAACTTGTATAACGACCAGTATATCTCAACCATCCTTGAGAACGGTTTTTCTATAGACATTAATTCTTCTTATCCTTTTGTGATGTACTTCCACAAAATGCCTACCATTTTAAGATACTATGGAGACTTTGAAGAACCGACACCAGCTCTGATCCAACATCACGAAGATTTTATCACATTTTTTACAATTCGATATGAAGACCTAAACGAAATCATTTCAACCATTCCATCTAACATCATTCGTAAAATGATAGTAAAATATTATCCTATGAAAAATGGAGAGGTCTATATATCATCAGTCTTTATTGATCTACTAAACAAGTTTCTACCTGAACCAATTGATACGCTACCAATCACATCCTTTGTAACCTATGAGTGTTTGGATTTTGGGGCAAAAGACATCATATCTCATAACTACTTCATCAAGACCCAAGGTAAAAACCAGTATGAGATAGACTATCAAAGCCCCATCAATATATCAGTCACTGAAAATAAAAATCCCTATGTTTTTTCTGCTACGGAGGTCGCTGGGTCAAAGGTCTTGCTGAATGGCATTTATGGTATTCCAGCCTTGCGGGCTAACTTTGACTTGTTTAGACGTGATGAAAAGGGCAATCTATACAACATTGAAAACGGTTTTGAGAACTCAGAGCGGAACATTATCTTTTCAGCAGCCGTCACCGCTTACGCTTTCTATAATCTGCTTTATCCTCTTGCTTACATTCCAATAGACAAGATAGATGATTATTTCTGGTATTGCGATACTGATAGCCTTTACTTATCCATTGACGCAAAGCAATATCTACCCTCAGAACTCTTTCACCCATACAACCTTGGAAAATGGGATATAGAAAACGAACATATCGAACAGTTCTATATTTTGAACCATAAAAAATACTGTTACTATGCTAACAATAAAATAAAAGTAAAATGTGGGGGAGTTCGGAATGATAGCTTTAATTTCAACATGGATTTTAAGACATTCATCAAATCCCAATTTTCATCAGGTACTAAGATCAAGTCAATTCGTGCTATTCGGAACGAGTGGAACACTATTTCCCTATATGACACATGGATTACATTGGATGAAGGTCTACCCTACCCAGAAAAGTACGACCCAGAAATTGAAAACTACAAGCAAGAAATTATAGTAGAAGCAAAAAAAGAGCTACAGTCACATCAAGAGGAAAGCACTTCCAAACTTCTCTATATTGAAACCAATTTCGGAACAATATCAACCCGTGACTTTATCCCTGAAAAAGAGCAAGGCATATATGCTCTAAAATACTATATCAAAACTCAATCCTATTACCTTGATGAATTAGAAAAAATGGGAGTTGACTTGTAGACCACAATATCATATAATTAAATTATAAAAAAGAAAGGAGAATAGCTATGCTATTTACTGCTATAACCCAAACGGTGAAGAATGAACTTTTAATCATCTTCCTGTTTCTCATTCTCATTGATTTCTTGACTGGTTATCTTAAATCAGTCAAGTGGCATGTTACTTCAAGTGACATTGGTACAAAAGGAGTGATTAAACATACGTTTACTTTTATCTTCTACTTCGCTGTGGTCTTCTTTGGAAATTATTTTCAATCAATCTTTATTTCCAATGCCTTACTTATGCTGGTCATACTAACCTATATCACCTCTATTGTTGAAAATCTAGGAGTGATGGGGGTCTATGTACCTGATTTTATCAAATCTAGGGTCATGAGTGAGATTGAAAAATACACTAAAATGCTAGGAGAACCGACAGACAATGAAAAAAAATGACTACTTTATTGATGTATCGGGTTGGCAAAGCCCAGACCTCACACCATACATTGAAGCAAGTGGAACAGACAAAACCATCATCAAGGTGACAGAATCCACTTACTTCCTCAACAACTACGCTCAATCTCAAGCGGACACTTCAAAACCCGTAGCCTATTATCATTTTGCCCTTTTTGGTGGTGATGTTGCGCAAGCCGAAGCGGAAGCCGTCTACTTCTTGACCAACCTCCCTACAAAGAAAGTACCTTACCTTGTCCTAGACTACGAAGAAAGCGCTTCTGGTGATGTGCAAGCCAACACATCTGCTATTATTCATTTTATGGATATCATTGCTCTACATGGCTACCAACCTATTTACTATAGCTACAAGCCCTACACCCTCCAAAATGTGGACATAGCTCAAGTCACCGCAAAATATCCAAACTCTCTTTGGATTGGGGCTTATGCTGACTATGCAGTTCGTCCAACACCTGACGGCATTTGGGATTACTTCCCAAAAATGGATGATGTGAGATGGTGGCAATTCACTTCAACAGCCATCACGGGAGGTCTTGACAAATCTATCGTTTTACTTGATGATAATTTTGACACTACACCTCAACCACTATCTAATCTAACAAACCAAACAAACTCAAAAGATGAAAAGGAGAAAAACACTATGAAAATTTGCATGCGATCTCACTCAGGAAATCAAGGCTATATTGCTATTGTTGATGGTCGTAAAATCCCTATTGCTGACATTGGAACAGTCGCAACCCTGAAAAAAATTGGCTTTGATGAAATTTCCGTGCATGATAAGGACTTTGACAATATCGCTCAAGCCTACTCTAAATAGACCAAAAGAAAAGAGGTATAACTACCTCTTTTTTCTTGTCTTCTTTTCTTCCTTTCTTCTATGCTAAGGTGGACTAATTAAACTTGTCAGACCATACAAGAATTGGTCAACATTGTAAGCCCTAACACTAACAGGCTCAGAATTCCAGTTCTGGTCGGTTACTTCTACAGTCGTACCATCATATCCAGTCACAACTCCAGTATGACCCGCCCAAGATGTGTACCAAACCCCCTGAACATTTGCAGCCACATTGAAAATATCACCGACCTTTAAATTTGCCTTACTAGGTTCTTTGACTTTCCAACCAATAGAAGCCCAATCATACCCGCTCCCGATATTCGCAGCCCTTAGAATATCACCCTTGATAAATGCTGGTGGGATTTGACCAAGTGAATAGCTGATGTGATAGCCAGGACTGATTGAATTGACATACCAAGAAACCAGAGCGTAGCATTGACCATCACCAATTTTTTGCCCTTGTAAAGAGCGTACAGCGTTGACCTTGCTAGGTACATCTGTTTTTTGTCCTGAGTTGGGTTTAGGTGTTTTTTGCTGGGCTTTTGCGATTGCACCCCCAGACCAGTCTATCTTTTTAGTCGTTCCTGTAACGCTTCCTTGAATTGTGGAAAAAAGCCCAGTTAACACATCATCATTTAATGAGACTTTTAGCACGTTGTCATACATTCTGGTTACGGTTATGACACGATTGGAATAGCTTTGACCGTGGTTGAGGTCGTAAACGTTGTGAGTGAAAATATCTTCTACCCCTTTTTTTAATTGATTGAGCGCTTCTGCTAGAGCGTTATTTTGTTGACCCTTGGCAACATCACGGATAGCCTTTCCGCCCGTTGACTTACCAGAAAGGTCGGGAGTTTGCGAACCCTTTTTAAAAGGGTCAGCACCTGAGTTTTTGATGGTATTGATAATCTGGTCGTAAGGATTGCCAAAGTAAACATAAGGAACACCGCCTTGATTGGCTGTACACCAGTTAGTAGCCCATACCCACGCATTTCCAGCCATGGTAGATGGCATGAAAACTTTTCCAATGGTCGTGCTTCCAAGGGAGTTGTAAAAGGCTTGACAAGCCCCCGGATTGTCCTCTTGTGCTGGTTGAAAAACTTCTGGCGCTGAAAGGGCTACGGGTAGATTTTGTTTAGAGACTGAAAGGAGATAATCGCAATCGTCAATTAAACAGCCTAGACCAGTAGAGGAGGTATCAGACCCGTAGTGATTTATCCAGTTTCCAGCCCCTCCGCTTTCTGTAACTGTATAAAAGAGGAAGAAAGCATAGCCCCCTAACTTTTCTTTTAGCTTAGGTATATAGGTAGAAAGTAGGTTAGCCTTTGTGACACCGTAAGAGTTGATTACAGGACGAGCGCCACCCTGAGCCATGAACCAGTCAGCTATCTGATTTTCAGAAAAGCCAAAGTTAGATGAAAAAGGCTGGGATAAAAAATCTTGGTACTGTTGGGTTGTATATTGTTTATATGCCATTTTTATTTTACCATTCTATTATCGTACAAAGCATTTGAGAAAGGGTTAGACCGTCCGTCATTATGCCAGAAACGTACACCGCCTTCAAAAATTGTGCGTAGCTGATTTAGAAAATCTACATCAATATCTGGTAAATTCCAAACACCTTTAAACTGAAGCCAGTTACAACGCTCTTGACTATCAATTAGACCCGTTAAAGTCTTGCGCTCATTGATGTCATAACCGAACATATTATAGTATTGAGATACACGGTTACGGTCAGCGCTAGAGAGGGTAAAGACTTGGAGGTGCAAACCCCACTCATCCGTCTTGATTAAAAGAGAGTTACCGTTTGTCTGGTTTGAAACTTTTGGAGGTTGTAAGGAAAGCTCTTTTAATTGAGCGTCTTGGTCACGATAGTATTCATACTCATTATTAAATAAGCCAGCTATCTTTGATGGTGCGGAAGCAAGCCCACCAGAGAACACATCAGAAAACGCAGTCAGAGAGTTAAAAACACGGTCTTGAAGATTATCGCTTCCTTGGATTTTACGAAGACGACCAGAGAAAGTCCGTGAGTTTGAAAGCTCACGACTATAAGCAGTCAAGGCTTTAGATAGATTGCCAGAGTTAATCATAGTTGGCAATTCGTCAAATTCATCAAAAGTCAGAGAGTAGTTGAGATAGAAGCCAGCCCGTTCTCCGTTTATCCCTCTTGCACCATATCCATCTATATAGTATTTTATGTTGTTGAAATATCCAAGAACATTTTTACACTTGAGGTTGAAAGAGTGGAGTTTAGAGGTTTCAACTGGTAGCGTTTGGGATTTAAAATCGGTTAGCTCAAGACCACAATAGCCAGACCTTAGTAGATGTGCTTCTTGCTCACGGTCAAGCTGAAAGAGGTCGCAGAGTTCATCAAAACTATATTTGATAGTGCTTTCAATGGCTGGTGAAAGGGCTTTATTTTTGAGCTGGTAGAGTTTGTCAAATCCATCTTTCATCTTGACTTTATCAAGGATGGTTTCAGGGATGAATTTCTTAGGAATGATGATACACTTTGTGATATTTTGAGCAATCCAAGGATATTGCGCCATACGAGACGAGAAGCTATAAAAGTCTGTGCGGTTGACTAGGTAAACATCTACAGGACTTGAGATTTTATCAAAGGTAGCACCAGAGGAAGCGACAAGTTTCGGTTCTTTTTCTGTTCCAAAATCTGCAGTTAGTTGTGCAGAAGAATAGACCATTACCCAGCTACTTCCAAAAGTTTCTGATATTGTCCGTGTATTTTGTAGAGTGGTCACTGTAGGCATATCCTGAGAGTTACGGATTTTATCAAGGTTCAGTTTATACTGATATTTAGGTAAGTGAGAGCGGATAACATCAACATACCCGATTGTCTCCAATATGTTGCCTTGTGTAAAGGTCATGATAGGGTCAATTAGTAAGTCAATTCTAGTGCAGTTATCGTTTAAATATATAATTGAAACAATATAGGCATAATAGGTTACACCGTCAAACCCATCAATAAAAGAGCAATAGTTGTAACCGTTCATCTGACCGATTGGATAATCAATTTGTACGATACCACGGTCACGGCGGAAATTGAAAACAGAATTAAATTTGAGATTAGTGTATTTTGTCTTGAAAAATTCGTCTCTTTCTTCGTTTGATGTAAAGTGAATAGTATTCTGCATATTCACCAAAGGAGTGTTTTTATAAAAAGTGAATGGAGTTAGTTTCATGATTCAATTCCTTTCGATATAAATTGAAAAATAAGGGTAGATGGTTGGTCTACCCTGTTTTTTTGTTATTGTACAATAACATCAAATTTAACATGGACTAGTAAGTTATCTACTTCATCCCATTCATCATAATGCGTTTTTCCATCTTTGTACTTGATAATGATATGACTTTCATTTACTGTAACGTATTGACCGAATTCTTTTTCACCCTCTAATTGTGGTAAAGTGCTACCATTGTTTAAATAGTATAACGTGATAGTTTTTTCAGTTGCAGAAGCGGAGACGGTAAACGGCTTTAATGCAAAGATGTTGATAATTCTATTTACTTCATCGAAAAAGATGTAAACCTTATTATCATTACCATCTACATAATTTTGTCTATCAAGTGGTGTGACTTGAATGTCTGTTTTATCTCCTGTCCCGTTAACTGCTGGAATAAGGTAGATTGACTTATTAGATGAAAATAAGCGTTGCTCTTTCTGTTCGTCATGATTGACCTTGAGTTTTGCAGAATTTTTGGTGTTGTCCAGCTCAATATCCAAAAGCTCAGTATTTTCTGTTTTGTAAATGAGCTTGATGTTATCAGTCAGACAGTGCATTTTTTCGTTAGGCATTTTGATAAAGTTGTCTTTATCATTTGAAACAATATCGTTTACATCTGTAAACTCTTTAATTTCCTTGCCGTGAACCTGAGCAGTGGTTAGATTTTTGATGTTGCGTGTAAATTCTTGAGCCATAATATTTTACCTCTATTTTCCTATTTTTACTTGATTTTTCCAAGACCCGTTATGACGGATTTTGTTGTTAGCTTGCATTTTTTTTGAAACGTATGAGCCATCTTTTCGGATTTTAAAATCTTTCTTAATGGTCATGAGACTGTTAAAGATACCATCTTGCCTAATAGCCCACGGAATAATTTCGGGAGGTTTCGGCTTGATGATCTGGGTGTAGGTAAATATATTCTGATGTCGTTGAGCTGGTTCATCCCCACGGATTTCAATTTTGAAATGCGTCCAAGTGCCAGTGATTGTTAGAATATCTGACCATTCAACATTGGACAACCCCCAATTTCCTGTATAGGCTAGCGTCTGGTCAGAGTTGTGTCGTGCTACGAGTATGTTTGACTTGATAGTTTCCCAGTTGTTACCATTATCACGAGAAACCCACATATCCACATACCAGTCATAAGTTCCGCCAAAGTTTACATAGTGTTGATTAGGGATAGCTTGCAAGCCAGCAGAAATGGCATATCCAATCAGGCTTAGTAAAACATATATACCATTTTCACCACGTTGCTCAAAATAAATTCCTCTACCATGTCCAGCACCTTTTGCTGGATTGAGGTCAAGACCATGAATGGAAGCATTAGGACTTCCACCCATAGCCACGTTATTATATGGACCAGTCTTTGCATAAGTACCCCATGCGTCGTACCAAGGCATAATTAAACACCTCCAGCCAAGTCATTTTCAGATTGTCGGTTATTCGTGCGGATAAAGTATTCACCATCCACAACACTTGAGAATAAGTTGATGTTACCTGTTGCAATGTTGCGACCATTGTTGAATTGTCCTTCAAGACCGCCAGACCATGCACCACTATCAGACAGATTGTTGATGATTTTAGTAAGAGCATTAGTGAGCTTACCATTTTCAGCCAGTAGATTGTTGTATTTTTCCAACAAGTCATTATACTTTTTATTGATTAAATCAATAATATTACGATCTGCTTTTTCACGATTATTTTTTTCAGCGTCAATTTTGCCGTTCAATTCCTTGTCTGCGTTTGTGCGATCAATGATTTCACGAGCAATTTTATTGTTCAAATCATCATCCGTATCTCGCAAGTCAGACAAGACTTTCATCACATCACGAGCATAAAGACCATCATCTTTAGCCTTGACGGCATTAGGAAAAGTGTAGGTTTTCATGTATGTTTCATGCGTTCCTATTGCTTCACTTTCAGTCATGGCTGAGATTTTAACATCAGCTTTCAGGTCTATGATGTCGGAGTATTTACCCATGCACTCACCCTCCTGAATCCAGTCATGAGTTTTTGTCATGTCTACCGTGTTTGTATCAGTAACGGTCAAGTTCCGTCTAGCGACACGGTTCAACAGATCAATTGTTAGACGGGTGATGTAGTTCTTACTTGCTAAATAATCATAGTAAGAAGGTGCATTGGTATTATAGTCTTTCTTATCATCATACCATGGTTCATGCTGACCACGAAGCGGATAGCCCATAAACGGGTAAGCCCATGGATAAAGAAAGGTCTGGTCTTG